AAAGAACCAGCCCTGCCGCGAGATCTGGATGCGGTTCCAGGCCTCTTGCGTCCAATAGACGACCTTGGCCGCTCTCCCCACCTGGCCCAGTACGGTCGACGGCGTGACGCCGGCCATGGTTCCGCTCTCGCGCGCGACCATCTGGGCCAGTTGGAGAAAGTTCATTTACGCGGCCTTGGTATCGGCCTTGACGCCGGCCTGCTGCTCTGCCGCGAGCCAGGCGTCGATCTCCTCCTGCGGCGGCCACTTGTTCACGATGAAGGGATGGGCCGGAACTTCGCTCTCGATCAGGTCGCCGGTGTTCTGGTCCTGCGAATAGACCGTCTTCTTGGCGTCGAGGAGGGCGAGGTAGTAGCGGTAGGGGATCTCGGAGGGCGAGCCCTTCGGCACGAGGATGATGGTGCCGTTCACGCCGACCGGATGGGGCCTGTCGCCGCCCTCGCCATCGGTGGCCGCGAGGGTGATGGTGATCTTCGGATCGGCCCGGCCCGAGACATAGAACTCGTTGGCGCTGATCGGTTTGGCGGGCTGCTTCGCCTTCGGCTCGACCTTCTCCTCGTCGGCGACGAAGATATGGTCCATCGACCAGGCGGCGCGGATCTCGCCCCGGATCTTGTCGGCGCTGAGCTTCGCGTCTAGCTCCATGCCGAGATGCGATTGGGCGAATCGGCGCAGCTGGTCCGCGCTCGCCGTCGCGAGCGGAACCTGTTTCATCTTGCTCATTGGGTGAGCCTCAATGTGGGAAAGGGGTGCGGGCGATTACCGGCGCCCGCCGCCGGGTTAGCTCGAGGTCGAGCAGGCGCAGGTCGGACGCACTGAGACCGCCGCGATGGTCGGAGCGCCATCGTTGCCGCCGCCGGTGTCGTCGGTCGCGAGCGCAACCTCGATGTAGATCACGTCGCCGGGATTCAGGCTGTCGGGCGTGATCGTGAAGTCGTAATCGGCATAGCTGGTCGTGAGCGTCTGCGCCGCGGTGGCGCAGATGTCCGAACCGAGAGCCGCGTCGCCGACCTTCTTCACGATGCAGTCCACAGTCTGAGACGCCCCGCGAGCGACCGAGACCTTGGAGCGGATGCGCACCGTGACCGGCTGGCCCGCGACATAGCGCGCCGGCAGGGCAAAGTGCGTGATCGCGGTCTCGTTCGCCGAGCCGGTGCCGCCCGAGTTGGTGGTCGTGCCGGTGATGGCCGAGCCCGCCGCGTCGCCGAGGCCGAGGCTGTTGGTGCCCGGCGTGTCGGCGAGGATGTCCTTGATGGCCGCCTTCTTCGTGAAGGCGGTCAGCGGGATGGAGAAAGCATCGACCTCGGAAATGGTGCGGTCGATGAGGTTCAGCAGCAGCTTCACCCATTCGCCGGGCCGGTTGTGCCCGGCGCGGGCCTGCTGCTTTGCCTTGGTGGTGTCGAGAGTGTCCGCCATGGGATCGTCTCCTTACGCCGCGCTCGGCGCTTCGGTGACCGGAGCCTCGGTGACCGGCGGCTCCGTGCTCGGGGCCTCCGTCTCAGGGGCTTCGGTCGTGGATGCGTCGGTGGCCGGCGCTTCCGTCGTCGGGGGATCGGCCGGAGCCTCGGTGACCGGCGGTTCTCCGGTGACCAGCTCCTCGACCGCTTCGACCGCCTCCTCGATCAGATCGACCACGCACCCGGCGGCTTTCAGCGCCTCATGCTCGGCCTCACTGACGACATGCTCGACGCCCAACGCCAACCGGCGAAGGGCGCCGTCGATGGAAAGGGGCACGTCACCCGTGCCCCTCCACCCCGTAATGCGGATGCGCATTAGTCGGTGCGCGAGCGGACGGCGATGTAGAACACCGCCTCGCCGTTGGCGTTGATGTCCGTGTCCGTGCCGATGGTGAAGCCCGGCGCGTGGGTGGTGTCGCCGGAATACTGGCTGATGCCGCCCGACGTGATCTTCGCCTGGCTGGCGTTGCCGCTGGAGCCGGAGTCGATGACCTTGAGCCCCTTGAGGGCGTGGCCATCCGACATGCCGCGCCACCATTCGATGGTGGGCCACAGGCTGCCGGCGTCGTTCTCGTTGTAGACCTTCACGTAATCGGGAATCCAACCCAGCGACACGTTGATCGCCGAGCCGGTCCCGGTGACGGTCCCGACTGCAATGTCCTTCATGCTTCTCTCCTTGAGATGAAACGGGAGCCCGAAGGCTCCCGCTCAGTTGGGACCGGCCGTTACGACAGGTCGGAGACCGCCACCTCGAGACGCGCCATCCAGTTGTCGTTCAGGATGACGCCCGCGAAATAGGTCTTCCACGACACGTAGCCGCGCTGACCCATCGGGTCGTTGCCGCGGGGCGTGTTCGGGTTGAGGACCATCGGGGTCATGGCATCCGCGCCCTTCAGCGGCACGGAGCCGAAGGCTTCCATGCCGAAGTAGAGGATCGGATACACGTCCGAACTGGTGCCCGTGGTGGAGAGGGTCGAGCCCTTGGCGCCGCCGATATCCGGGATGGCGCTGAGCTCGGGCGAGAGGACGTAACGCACATCCTCGACCGAGCCGATCTCCTCGGGGCAGAGCGGCTGGCGCGAGCCGTATTCCGCGACCGGCACGAAGCCGGCCAGGTTGCGGATGTCGGCCTCGCAGTTGGTGTGGGCGCACGCGACATAGGCCGCCTCGATCGCCTTCGTCCCGTAGTTGGGGGACGAGTCGAGCATGCGGGTGATCTTGCGCGCCTTCTGCGCCTTCAGCGCGCGGGTGACCTTGCGCTGCAGGTTCAGGGTCAGGGTCGTGTTCACCGACGTGCGGGCGCCGCCGTTGGCGTAGAACACGTTGGTGCCGGCCTTCAGCGCGCCGTAGAGCACCGTCTCGACGGTGAGGGCCGCCTGCTCGCCGGCCAGCATGGCGGCGTCCTTCAGCACGGGATCTTCCGCCTGGTCGGCGACCACGTCGGTGATCTCGATCGGGCGGCCGTACTGCTTCAGGCTGACCGTCACGTCCTCGTAGGCCATCTTCTGCGCGGTCGGGGTGACGCCCTCGACCAGCGGGGTGGTGGCGGCGGAGAACGGGATCGGCCGGCGGAACTTGACCGTCTGGGCCTTGTTCTTCGGGATCGGCTTGGTCATGCCGAAGCGCTGGAGCACGAGCACAGGCTCGGCATGGGCCAGCATCTCGGTGGCGGCCCAAGCAGCGGTACGCTGGTTGATGTCGCCGTAAGTGGTTACGCCGTTCGACATGGGATGATTCCCTGTGCGCTATCTCCGCGCCGCGGCTCGCTTGGCTGCGAAATAGGCGAAGGCGTCGTCGAACTCGGACGGCGCTCCGCTCGCGGCTCCCGGGCCTTTGTCAGGCGCGGTCTTGCCGCTCTCGAGCTGCTTCTGTCGCTTGTCGGAGAGGTTGGTGACGGTGGCGGCCGGCGGCTGTGCCGGGGTCTGGCTGCCCTTGAAGAGGCTGATGACGTGGCCCGCCTCTTCGGCGTCCACGATGGCTTTGCCGTTGCGCGCGAAAGCTTCCTGGATGAAGGCCGGCTGGCCGGCGATCCACGACTTGAAGCCGTCGCTGTAGGCGACCGTCTCCCAATCGGGATGCTGCTTGCCCAGGAGTTCCTGCTGCTCGAGGTGAGCTTGCGTTTGCCGGTCGGCGACGACGGGCTTCAGCTCCTCGCGCAGGTTGAGCGCTTCGGTCGAGATGGCGCCGAACGCATCCGCGATCGGGGCCGCGATGTCGGGATAGGCGTCGGAGAATTCCTTCCACCGATCGCCGCTCATGAAGCTCGGCTTGCCATCGGCGCCCAGCGTGAAGGCGGGGGCCTTGGGTGCTGCCGGCTTCGGCGCCTTCAGCTCGGCGATCTGCCGTTGGAAGGCGTTGATCCGTCCGCGATTGGACTGTGCCTCGTGCTGGAGCGCATCGAACGCGGCCTTGTATTCCGGCGGCGCCTTGCTCCAGTCGATGGTCGTCTTCGCGGGCTCACTCGCGCCGGCCGCAGCGGGCGCTTTCTCGGTGGAGGGAGCAGCCGCGGCCTTACCCGCCTCGCCTTCCGTGCTCGCCTGGGCGCCTTCACCTGGGCTCGGCTGGGCCTCTTCCTCGACGCGGCTTTGCGGCGTCTCGGCTTCGGTCTGATCCTTGCCGCCAGCAAATTCGGCGAATGCGGAGTCGAACGAGGTGTCCTGCTGCGGCGCGTCCGACGCCACAGGCGCTTGGGTGTCTGCCACGGTTGCTCTCCCCTAAATTCGGCGGCTCGGTGAAGCGGCCGATCTCATGTGCCGAGCCCGTAGTCCTCGCCGGTGCCGGGAATCGGCTGCGGCGGGTTCGCGAGCTTCAGCAAGCCTCTGAGCGCGGCGATCTGGCCGCGCGTGTGTTCTGTCGATTCCTCGGAGGTGCCGGCCGTCTCCAACCGGTCACGCCACTTCTCGATGCGCACGAGCGCCCAGGCCTCGATCTCGCGCCAGGTCAGCGACGCGGTCTCGATGGCCGGCTTCTCAAGGCTCATCGGGTCAGTTCATCTCGGTGACGTAGAGCGTGCCGTCCGACGAGACGCGCACCCCTGAAATCTTGTCGGTGCCGTCGTTGCGCACCCGGATGAAGGTCTCGACGGTGGCTGCGATGTACATTCCGCTGGAGTCGGCTGTCGGGCTTGCTCCCACGGCGATGAAGCAGTCGGTCGTGGACATCAGCCGGACCACGCTCACGCCGTCCGTGACCGGATCGCTCGTGACGCCGGCGGTCGCCGTGTAGGAGACCGCCTGTGTGAGCCCGGGCGAAAAGATCCCCTCGAGCGGAACGCCGTTATCGTCCCGCGCTTGCTTGGTCATGGGCGATGTCCTCTTAGGAGACGGGAGCGAGGCCGGAGCCCGTGCGCTCCTTCAGCGCGGCGTCGGCCGCAAAAATCCGCTCGTGGTGGTCGCGCTCCGCCTGGTTGTCGGCGAGCTTCGCCTTCACGGCGTCGATGCTGATGTTCATCTTGCCAGCCAGGAGTTCGAGCTGGGTCTCGCGGTCGAACTGCTTGAGCCGCATCTCGCGCTGCTCGTTGATCTGCGATAGCTCTTGCTCGAGCTGGATCCGGGCTTGGTTGGGATCGGGATGGTTCTGCGCCCGCTGCGCGGCCTCGCGCTCCATCGCATCCAACTCCTCGTCGGACTTCACGAGCTGGTCGGCCGAGAGCATGTAGCATTGGAACAGGGTGCGTAGCGCGTTGCGGTCCTTAAGCATCGGCCCGAAGTGCGGGTCGTTGCCGAACCGGGCCAAGAGGCCCATGAGGTTCTGCGCCTGCATCTCCTTGACCAGCAGGACCGACGAGCCCCGGGCGTTGACGCAGTAGTCGCCCTTGATCTCGTCCTTCTGGCTGAACTGCATGTTCCACTCGTACATCCGCTGGATGTTCGGCGTGGTCATGTCGTCGTCGAAATTCTTCACCACCCGGCGGAACACGACGTTGGCCGAGTTCATCAGGATGGTGAGGCCCTGGGCGGTCCTCGTGGCATGGGAGCCGGCGTCACCCGCCGCGATCGGCGGCATGTCGGCCTCGGTGTCCGCGAAATCGACCGCCATCTTGACGATCGCCGCGAGTTCGGCCTGGTGGCTGTCGATATTGTGGACCTCGAACGGGTTCACATTCCCCGGCGAATCAGCGTTGCGGAGCCAGACCTTCTTGCCAGTGATCGTCCAGTCGCCATCGGCGGGCTGCACGGCCTCCCGGTTGACCACGATCTGGGGCCCAGCAGACAAGCCGCCATTGTCCATAATCATGCGCCAGGCGCCGTTCGCGGCCTTCTGGCTGTCGCGCATCAGGTAGGGGACCCCGTAGCCCCAGACCGAGGCGTCGTCCTTCTCGAAATTGAACAGCGAGTAGAGCGAGTCGCCGCTGTCGAGCGGATGGGGGCCGAACTTCAGGAGCCGGCCCTGGCAGAACCACAGAACGACGTTGTGCTCGTCCAGCGGGTCGATGTCGTCGGCGCTCTGACCCATCGCCACCGCAATGGCCCGGGCGTCGTCAGTCTCGAGCGGGCCATCGTAGCGCCACACGACGAATTTCGGCTCCAGGCTTTCAGGCGAGGTGTCGGTGATCTCGCGCAGCCGAACGACATAGTCCGGCATCGCCTCCTTGGTGCCTTCCTCGAGCAGGTCGCGAATCGCGTCCGCGTTGAAGTCCGGCCGCTTGGCGAGGTCGCGCATCTCCTTCTCGCCGTAGAGGTGGCGATAGAAGGTGAAGCCCCATTCCTCGCGGCGCCGCGCGTTCATGTCGGGGAAGAAGTTCCACAGATCGGCGCGGAGGAATTCAGGGCGCGGATCGCTCGATCCGACCAGCGCATAGGCGGTCTGGCCGTTGGCGTCGGTGACCTTCTGCCAGGAGCGCTGCGTCCGCGCTGCGGTGACGGGGCCAAGCATGACGCCCGTCCCG